GTCCGATACGAGAAAATGATCCAGTCTTATTGTGAAGGTTTTGGAGATGATCACAGAACTGGAGGTAGAGGCCTTCGGGGATTTTATCCGAGGCCTCGTCCAGCTGTGTCATCATCGTGTGTAAAATATCTTGTTGAGACATTTTTTTATAAAAAATATATAAGAAAAATTTGACTTAGGATTACTTAATACGGCATAACGTTTTCAAGGTTAAAATTTCTACGTGTTAAAGGGCTTTTAGCCATATATCCCCCATTTACGAGAAGACGAATAATACCATCCCTATCGTATACGTGTTGCACCTTAGCATTGCGCACGTCTACGTTAAGATACACTCGTTTATGTTTCTTTATATGCTTCACGGCACCGGCGTTGGTAAAATCACTCAGGTAAAATCCCTTCACGTTGGTTTTATTAAGATTGCGCCATCGTTTCCCATCCCAGTGCCGACCACCCGGGATCTGGCCACTTGCGATTAAACGTCGTTTCATACTGAGAGATGCTTTCATCCTCTTTCTATCAGCCTTTTCTCTTAGTTTCTTTGCTGGTGTGGGATTGTCGGCTACCACAGGACTCCCCATTCGGGGTAGATTATTATTGTTATTAATCGCCATGGAATTTCCAAACCTATTAAAGTTGTAGCGTATCTGACGTGTATTAGATGGGGGAGACGAAACGCGTGCTCGTACTCGTCTAGTAAAAGATGAGTTGGAATTTGAATTGGAATTGGAGTTAGAAACGTTTGTCGCCTGCGACGACGCTGACCGGGTACTACGCGTTGTTCTAGGTCCGGGAAGCCGTCCATCTCTTCTCATTCGATTAATTATGGGTCCTGACGCCCTCACCATTTTATTATCTACTTATATTTTTTTCTCATTTGATCCGTGAAGGTAGTCCATTCATCATTTTTCTTATCGGCGAAATAGAAAGCTTTTAAAGTCGCGTTATCGAGGGATGCCTGCTTTTTCATCTGTGCGTCAGTCGTGTTTTTACGGGTTTTACGGAAATATTGACCAGACATTTGTTCCGCTTTAATCATAACTTTTAAGACAGATTTCCACTCTTTTTGAAGTTTGGTATATTTCTTAAGGTCACGCGCGTTCATTTTAGACTCGATAGATTTGGGGAGAAGTTTGAGGTTAGCCATTTACTATTACAAGATATTTATTTAACGGCGCCGTTCGCTCACCCGCATCTCCCACCCATGGTCCACCATTCGCCCCGGGGCGACCCAAAACTCGCATGGCGCATTCGCATCTTCGTCGACCTCCCAGTAATCGCGAGCATAGACAGGAGCATCAAGTTGACTCAACTCACTCTCCGTATCCACACAAAGCATTTCCAACCTGGTCATCTGTGCCTTCGACTCAACCACCTTTAACTTAGCGTTCTCAAAGTATTCGGTCATTTTCCTTTGACATTCTTCCTTGTAATCATCATGAATCTTCTTCTCAAAAGCGGGAAGCTTTTGGAGTGTTTTGAGTGAAAGATCATCATAGTAGACGAATCCACGTTGAGCACGGATAATCTCCTCCTCGGTTCCAATTTTCAACACAATTGTCCGAAGACCGTTTTCCATCAGGTTTTCCCAGGTCCAGTCGCCGGGACCCGTCATGGCGGCGGTGGATAGTCGACCAACGAGTTCCCCAGCCTCACCACCGGGAGCCCTGTGAGTGTTATTTTCACACCACAGCTTGATAGCCTGAGTCTTTCGAAACGCAGTCATACGCTTGATGGGGGTCCAATCCGTACGCCTCGCTTCCTTTTCCCACTTCGTGAGAACCTTGTACTCCTCGTGCATCTTCTTCACAATATCCAGAAGTAGGTCTCTGAGACGTGCAATCTCAGAGAGACGTCTTCGATCGAGATTCGGGGCGAACGGGGCACGAACCGCTGGTCGCGGAGACTCGTAGTCGCTGTCATCCTCGCTACCAAGTTCCGAATCATCATCACTGTAGTAGAAGGTGTCTTCGTGAAACGGTTTATCACCGTTGAGTTTGTCATGGATGCGCTTAAGATTATCAGCCATATCCAAGTACATGCCATCTCCGATCTTGTCGGAGATGAAATCGAGGGCGGCCATTACACGTTGAAGTTCTTCCATCTTTATGTTGAAAATTTGTGAAATGTCATATCGACTTAGGTTTTTTTCTTTCGTGATTTCAAGATGAAGCTCTTCGTCGTGATCCTAATCCTGACGCTTCTATTATTTTTGGTTTTTGAATATAAAAATAAAAAAATATATTACTCTACTAATTTTTTTGAAAAATTTGTTCATGAAAAAATTAAAAAAGATTGTTTAGAATTCAATTCTCAACTCGTTGATGAAGATATCCCTGATAATGTTAAAAGAAAACGTTTCTATATAGATCCAACACATGATATACACAAATTACTAAATTCTGATGAAGTTAAGAATAAACTAGGATTCGGTGGGTACGAATTAAGTGTAGACGTTCCGGTTGAATACCGCGTGTATGGTATGGGTGGACACATGAACTGGCACTCGGATACACAATTATATGATCCAGAACAATACGAATTGATATATACGATAGATAATACGTCTGATATGACGTTTAATTGGAAACAACCGATAACAGGTAAAATACAGTCATTAGAACCTAAGCCTAATAGTATTTTATATGTCAGAGCGAACGGAGCACCACACATGGTCTCCGAAATAACCGATGGATTTCGGTATATACTTAAATTCGTGTACGTTAAACCTGGATCTATTTATTCACCACTATGATAATTTATTACCGCTTGCTCCGCAATTTCTTTAGATCTATCTGTCACATTAGTATCGTCCATCTTATAATAAATAATGGCTATTTCTGTTGGTTTAAAATCACCACCCATTTTCTTAAGGACTGCCTGGCGATACTTCACAGCATCTTCATTAAGGGTACCGTCAAGATTATATAATACAATCTTACCTTTATCTTCAAACCATTGAGCCCATTCGTTAAATTTGGAATCGTAACCTCCCTCCCAATTCCATCCACCACCTTCAGACCATGTCCCACTTTGTGATCTTTTGTATAAAATATAAAATTCTTTACCGTCATATTCCGTTTCCCTAGATATTTGACCATCGTAGAATGTATGTGGTTTCCAATCACATACATCGGAACTCATTTTTCCGCTAATACTTTGTTTAAAAAACGGATTTTCGCTCTTCTCAAATTCTGACCAGTTTGAACCGGATCTGGGTAGGCTACCACCTTGTGTTCTAGCTAAACTTGTCTGAGTATTCAACTTTGCCATTCCTAATTGATCCGCGTTAAAAGGTGTAGACAAACATTTCCGTTCAGTAAGAGGACTACATAAATTTTGATATCTACCCTCCTTAGCGACGCATGCACCTTGTTCCATTATGGGTTCACATTTTACGTTTGGTGTCGAAAGAGTCAGTGTATTTGGGTCACAATACGGTTGATTTTCGGTTCGAACATTGTATCCATCAGGGCATTTAGGATTACCACGTTGGCCGGGCAAAACTAAACTTTGTGTTTCGTGAGTTATCATTCTATCTGGGTCATCCAGTAAGACGGAAGCTCGCCAAGAATTCCACTGCGACGAATCGCCAATCCTCATTTTGTCCCTGACAATATTAGTATCATCCGCCTCACCGCCATTCGCCCAACCTAAATTATATTGACCACGGAACTGAATGGGACACCCTAACTGAATCTGTGTCGATGGGTCAACGTCATCGCCCGTTCTAAATACACCCGGAAACGCAGTTTTTTCATTTTTACCGTTTTGTTCACAAGCTCCACCAATATCCGGATATACCCACGACGCATTTGTAAATCTCGCAGAATCAGCTGGAAGTGCGTAAGAATTTTGAACGGAAGTTGGTAACTGGCTTCTACCTTTATCAGTTTGTTGATACTGCCGGCTCGCGCCCTCAACACCACCTTTGCGCGACTCGGCCCTAACACTCCCAGAATTTCTATCTTGATACCCACGGTCGCTGGGTGGGTATGTGTCTATGTTCCGTTTTACTTCACTCCTTAACGGAGAATCATCGCATGTTCGAGGAAATTTAGGGTGTGCATAATCACCTTGCCCCTTAATATCTGTGGTATTTGCATCTATTTTTTTAGCTATGTGCTCTTTTATCAAAGGATCTTTTAAATATCCGTCTTCGTATTTAGCAAATATAGTTTCACCACTAAACGTTCCAATATCAAATCTTCTCTCACCATACTTTTGTAGTTTGCACCAGTACTTATTTTTAAATTTATTAGCGACACCGTTAATTGTATCCGGGCCGGCCGTAAGTGACATAAATGGTTCACCCTTATCTGTATCACTGGCTCTGCTATAATGACCTAGCTCTGTATCAAAAATAGGATCAATTGAAAATGCGGAACAATTGTCATATCTTTCACAGAGGTCTGCACATTCTTGAAAAGTTGCAGAAAATTGGGACCCAAAATCGCTCCCATCCTTACCCAGACACGACTCTCCGTATGTTCTCATGGGTCTTGAATAGAAATATCTTGCATATCGAGAATCGCGTCGCATCCCCCCAGGTCCTTCAAATGGTGTGCCGGCGCCGAAGGGTGTGACGATTTCTATCGTACCTGGAAGTCCCTTACGAGAATTTTCCCAAAAAGTATCGTTCGTATAATGAAACTGCTCGTCCCCGTGATTTAACGTACTTCCACAACTAATTTTCATTTGCACCTTTTCTCTCCTCCATTTACCTGTATCTGGATCTATAGGTTTATGACCATTTTCAGACCAGTAGCCACCCGGATCTTGGATAGCGTAATAATCATCAAAAATATTACCAACTTCGGAGAATTGGATTAGTTTTGATCTATCGCCAGTGGATGATGGTTCTTTGATTTCACCTGGGTTAACGGGTGCAACATCGGGTAGTTTCTGAAGACCTGGGATCGCTGCACTAGCAAATAAAGAAGCCATATTCTGTGTATGCGGAGATGACTCATTGAGAGCGTCTTCTGTCTGAGAAAGTAACGCATCTTTACCCAAATTGGATGTAGGTAAATCACCCGCGTCTATGGCATTTGCGTCGGCCTCTATCTTCGGTAAAGTATCTTCCAATACCCGGAGTCCTTCGCCCAAATCCGATTTTAAAATAGTAGTATCCTTTACCTCTTTATCCATTACTTGTCTTTGCTCCGTTCTTAGAGCAAGTTCACTTATCTGCCTTTCTTTATACTCTTGCCCCTTTACCATCAATTGAGTGTTTATATTTTTCCGTAAACCGTCGTAGGCATCCTCTGCCACTTCATCATACGTTTTATCCTCCGGTAACGTTTTATTTTCGTAAATATGATCCTCTACCAACCCTGTATACTTTTTGACAAATTTTAATTCTTCGTCAACACTCTCTCGTATTTCGTTTTCAATTTCGTCTTGTGTACCTTGTACATTGGCAGCCTTCATATCCACCTGTTTCAAAAAAGCGTCGTGAAGTATCACATCTTGCGTTCTTTTCTTTTCTATTTTATCAATACCTTTTAGAAGTTTGTGAACAAGAGATCTAGGTCTGACCGGTGCATCTTCTGAAGGACCCATCTCAATATCCTCTTCATAATATTCTGATCGTCGTTTTCGTGTCACAAATAAAAACACGACGATCAAAAGTATCGTCACCACTAAGGTGATCATTACTATTATTAAGAATTTTTTCTGTAACGATTAGTTTACATACTCCCTGATGAAAGATGGGCACTCCGTTTTATATCGCGCGAATGATGCCTTATCGTTGATATAATATTCCTTATATGCTTCAACCACATTAGGGGTCTTATACTGTTCTGGCATACATTCCGGAATACCTTCAGTTGAATAATACGCCGTATCACTGATATGTTCTTCGAAAAACGAAGGGTGGTTATCACGAAGCCAATACAAATGTTCGGCGCATGTATGAATTTTACCGTATCGCTTAGTATATTCGTCACTCAAAGCAATGCCGATATCACACGCGTACAAATAATTTTGTAAACTCGACGCGATCCACATAGTCATTGGATGCTTTTTGTGTGCGGGTTTATACCCCCTACGAGTCTTCGTTTTGGTGAATGGGGCTTTAGCTTGTACAGTATCCTCTTCGCCGGAATAGAACCACGCGGTGTACAACATCTGACAGATTTCAAGTTGAATTTTTATCACATGTTGGTCACAAGATAGTTCTGCGATCTCTTTGGGGTCTAGTGAAAGAAAGAAGATATTCATGTTTTACTTTCATACCATCTCGACACGAACTTAGGTCAATTACAAAATCCCAAGGTTTGTATTTGTTTTCTTGTAGGTCTAGAAACTGGTAAATCATCCGTTTTTTTACTATGAACCCACTGACAACCATCGTAGGCCGTCCATCTAACATCGTGTTTTTGTAAAAATTTCCTACATATCACACATGGCATAGATATACTATCACCGAATACAGTTCGTCTCGATACAACTAACTCGCCATATTTTCTATGTAACCATGATGTAAACTGGTGGGGTTTGTATCCACTCTTTAAACATTCGTTATATAAATGTTTTAAAAGTTTGCGTTCAGCACATATATGATTATTACTCTCTATTTCTGGACCTTTAGACATATAACATGTCACGGTGCAGTATTTCATTTAAATATGAACGGAACAATTCTTTAATTTTGTCTATGTAGATGGTATGATCATGGATGGTTTTTAGAGAAGTTCGGCGAATATTTATTTCTCCCTGTAAACACGAAAGGCTTATTGAACTCTTCGTTTTTAGGGGTTATGGGTTCTGGCTTTTTTGGTAAGTATTTATCTATAACGTATACTGGAGCAAATATGATACTCATTATAGCTATAATATTTCCAATGGGTGTGAACATTTATATTACCAACTATTTTTTTATACATTAAGTTCTATCGTACTCGGCTACACGCTCACTAAGTGTCATTCCATCTTCACCGGGTGTTTCGACATATTGAACGTTACAGACGCTCACGTCGAATAAGTCGCCGTGTGTCTCACATAACATACAACGCGTGGTAGGCTTTACGCCGGGGAGATGGTTGTGTTCGGGTGTGCTTTTTTTGAGCGCTCGCTTCGTTTTTTTAGGGACGATGGGATTATCCGGGTCATGTCTTTCACAAAAGGTCTTTCCATCCAAACATTTTCGCCTACAAGAATTTCCGCGAATATTGATCCCTGTACAAGCCTGGCGTTTCGGTCGCGGCGGTTTGGGTTCCTTTGGTGCCTTGAGTGGTCTCGAATGAACTTTACATGTAGTCATCCCTTCTGCACAAAACTTGCGACACTGTACACCTTTAGCAGTTATAAACGGGCACTTGATCTTGATAGGTTTGATTTTCTTAGGTTTTACTCTTGATTTTAACTCTTCATTTTCTTTACGGAGCACTTCGATTTCAGCGCGAAGAAGCTCGACTTCTGTCAGTTGCGGGGTCTCCATGATTTCGGACATCTTGATTTTTAGAAAAGTTGTGGTCGACTTAGGTTTTTTTATTTCTTTGAACATAGTAGAATGGAATCGATATACGATATACCTAAAAAAGTACAATACATCGTATTGGATTCTAGATACGTCACTGGAACGAACAATACATTTTCATTAGATTTATCACTCACGTCGAACACACACGTCGAAGACTACAGTAAAGTTCTCGGTGTCAAGATGGTAGATTTTTACATAACTCAAGTGGGAGAAAATACATCCACACTTAACACAAACGTGGCTAAATACGTAGACATCGTTTGTCCAGAAGTCCCGCAAGTCGCTCAGATGCTGGATGAGCGCCACGGGAGAATATTTGCGAGAGTGCCGCTTGAACGACATTTCACGGGAAGTAGTGGAATCGTTCTACGAGACAAACAGTGGAAAAGCTTTAACCGTAAAACAAATTATTTTAACCCTATATCTATACAAAAGTTAAATTTTACCATATATGAGCAACAAGATGACGGTGATTATAGAACATTACAACCGGATGCTGCGTGGTATATGGTATTAGAAGTGACTACGGTAAATCATAAAGAAAAACCTGTAACGAAGGAAGCTCAAATATTAGATGCTATACACGCCCTCATAGGTAAGATAGAGATGTTACATCAGAGTGTTGATAAACTCCCAAATAAAGAAACGGCTGAGAGGATTATAGAAGAAACAGAGAAGAAACGTAAGAAAATGTCATTTAACTATATTCTTCTAGCTCTGGCTGTTCTTATAGGTGGATACGTATATTATGTAAATAAGGTAAAGTTAGTTGCTAGTATGGTTATGTAATAAAGATTTTATGATTTGTACAGATTCATTTTCATCTACTTCCCACCACTTACCATAAAACACTTGTTTCAAAAATTCTGGAACGTGTGTATAATCAATGTTAGTTGTCGTAGAAGGTAACGTGATTATATCCACACCCAAATCAGCAAAGACTCCTTTATTATGACTTATGATAGGTTTATTAAAATATTTTGATTCTAAATGTAATAATCCCACACCTTCACC